ATGCGCATTGCCGCTACCATGACGGAGAAGCGTCTCCGCAGTCTCACAAAATCGACCGCATGCGGTGTCGTCCCCGGCTTTTGGGTGAGTGTTAAAAAACTCAAGGACGGTTCCTATCGAAAGTACTTTGTCCTGCGCGAAAGGACGATCGGTCGCTTTTTCACCTTGGGCGCCTACCCTGAACTTAGCCTCGCGGAGGCCTTTAAAAAGGCCGCTGTGTGGAAAGATAAGATTGCCCAGGGGGTTGACCCAGCTGAAGAGGAAAAAGCGCTCAAAATGGCTCTTTGTCGGGAAAAGTCGCCGGCGGATGTTTTGACCTTTGAGACTCTGATTCGGAAGTGGATCGACTTTAACGAAAAGCGCGGACGATGGAACAACGCTCATAAGACTAAAACGGAAGTCTGGGAAGGTTTCTTTAAAAACCATATTCCGGAAGATCTTCGCCGGTGTCCGGTGACAGCTTTGAAGGCGGAAATGTTTGCGGCCGCATTGGGCGAGAAGTGGCGCACCATGATCGACACTCCGGAAAGAATTCTGTCGGACGCGCGTCAGGCCATTGACTGGGCTATCCGTAGAGGAAAGGTGCCGCCGATGATCAACCCTTGCCAGGTGAAAGATGGATGCCTGGGGGATTTGCTGCCACTGCAACGGGCGGAAGGGGGGCACGAACCGGCCTTGCCGGTGAAGCGGATGCCGCTTTTCTTCAAGGCGCTGATGGAGTTGGTTCCGGTAAGTCAAACGGCCCGGTGCCTGGCCTTTGCTATCTTGACGTCGGCCCGCAATACGACGGCCCGTGAGGCTGTGTGGAGCGAAATCCAGGTCGATGAAGAGGGGAACTGGCTGCATGTCATTCCGCGAGAACGCATGAAGGTGAAGTCGGAAAAGATTCCTTTCGACCGGAAGACGCCGCTCTGCCCGCAGGCGGTGGCATTGCTGAAGTCAGCTCCGCGCCTCTTTGACGATGACAGCGAGTACATCTTCCCTAACATCAACAAAGGGCATACGTCGCCTTTTACGCGTGATGCAGTGCGGGCTCTCATTAAACGGATGCACGACAAACAGAAGAAAATCGACGGCATCGGTTGGGTTGATCCAGACCAGTTGCATGCCAAAACGAAGTTGCCGCGTATTGTGACTCTGCACGGCTGCGCTCGTGCGACGTTCAATACCTGGGCGAAGGATGCGCGAGGGTACGGCCATAAGGCGTTTTCGCGCGACCTACGTGAGAGCTGCCTGGATCATCGTAACGAAAGCTACCAGTGTGCCTATGACCGCGAACAGGCACTGGGAGATATGCGCGAGGTGTACGAAGCGTGGGGGGACTTTTGTGCTTCGAAAATGTTTCAAAGCGTTGGTACTCGTTCCTAATTGTTTCAAAATGTTTGACATGAGGAACGAGGTTTGGCAGAATACGCGCACTGTTCCGGGTTGTTTCGCAACGCGGACTACTATACGGCCCTAGGAGAGTACCTGCGTCCATCTATAAAGGACGTCGGGAAATCCGGGCCTTTTTCGTATCTGGTGAAAAGACATGAGTGTTCAGGGTAAACATAAGCAGAAGATACAGGAATGTATTGTCCGACCAAAGGTGACTAAGCGCGTTGCAATTTTGGTTGATGGAGGTTTTTACAAGTGGCGTGCACACACCTTGTTCGGCGAAAAAACTGCCGCAGATAGAGCTCAAGAACTTTTTGAGTATTGCATGTTACATACTCATCAGCGGGATTGTGTGTGCGACTTGTATAGAATTTTTTATTACGATTGCCCGCCTGCGTCAGGAGTCATCTTCAATCCTATAGCTCAGAGAAATGTGGACTTGGGAAAAACAGAGGCTTTTGAATGGTCTGTGAAATTCATTTCAGAACTGAAACAAAAGCGCAAAATGGCGGAACGCCTAGGGCGGTTGTCTCGTAATTCTTCGCCGTACGTTTTGCCATATAACACTATTAAGGCGTTGTGTAATGGACGTATGCATTGGGAGGATCTAAAGCCAGAAGACCTCAAGTTGGATATTGAACAAAAGGGGGTGGATATGCGTATAGGTGTTGATATCGCCTCGCTTGTTTTTAAGGATCAAGTTGATCAAATTATTTTGATTTCTGGCGACAGTGATTTTGTTCCAGCGGCGAAATTGGCCCGGCGAGAGGGGGTCGATTTTATCTTGGATGCCATGGGGGCGCATATTGCGGATGATTTGTTTGAGCATATAGATGGATTGCGTTCGCAAATAAAACCTTATTTAACTAGGCAACAGAATAGGCAAAAGCAGTCTATAGAAGAAAATTTCGAATAAAAATTGGTTTTTATCCTGCTTTTGTTATTTTTTCCCCGCCTCTCGGCGGGGTTTCCTTTTCTTACGCTGTAGCCGCCACAGATTCATGCTGTAGCTGGTTCACGTAGTTCTCCAAATCCTTCATCTTCCAGCGCGCGTTTCTTGGGTTGAAATAAAACGGCTTGGGAAAGTCAGGGTTAGTCTTCGCGAGCTTCCATACCGTACTGACACCGATACTGAGCTTCCGGGCAACGGCCTGGACGTCGATCATCAAAACCCCGAGAGGCGGCTGATTTTTCTTTGTGCGTTCACGCATGATTTTCTCCTTAAGCATTCCACCGCTTGCCGCCTAAGCGGCGCAGTGTCTTTTCAACTCGTTTCCGGCTCACGGTTGTTCGGCCGTGTCCGGTCTTAATAATTTCCTTCATCGTCCGGAATCGCTGCAGCATAAGCAGCGGCCGTTCCTCAAACGCCTTATGAACGCGTCCGGCGGCGAGTTCCATGGCGTCCCGGATGGAGTCCAACTCCGCCGCACGACAGACGAACCGTTTGCCGCCGAAGTGAGCAAAGCCGTTGTCCGTCACCGACTGCAGCGCATCACCGCCGGCGTTGAGAATGACGCTTTGCTCGATCGTGTACTCGTTCTGTAATAAAAGATCGGTGATGGCGAGGTTGATGACGTCGCGCAGGCAGCGAAGATGATCCAGCGTCGCGCACCCTCGCGGCAGAGCCTCCTCCGTGACGAGTTCGTAATCCGTCGTCATGGAGTGAATCTGGTCGATCTCCTCCTGTGTCACAACTGGCGGCTGTGCGTGCTCCTCTTTGCGGTACCGCTTCCGCGGTTTCTGACTCTTCGGCATTTCAGAACCCCCAGCGAATGACTTCAGTGATGATCTTGCCGATGGCGTAGGCAGCGCTCACGGCCAGGGCAGCAAAACCGATTACGCCGATGATGAAGAACCAGTCGATTTCGTTTAATTTCTTCATCGGAGATCTCCCGTGTAGGGCTTGGGAAGAAGTCCCCAGGCGATGACTTGGGCGTCTTTTTCCTTGATGACGAAAAAGCGTTCGTTGCTGCCGTAGAAGAGGCTACGGTAGGTGAACGGCAACGCTGCATCCGGTGTGGCGAGTTTGACCATGTAGTTCTTTATCGGCTTGGGCTTTTCTTTGTCGTACCGGATAAGGTACGCCGTTGTGAGCGGTGCCCAGGCGGAAATGCGTTTGTCGTCGCGGAGCTTGTAAAAGAAGCGACCGCGCTGCGGAATGAACGGCAGGATGAAGGTAAAGATGCTCATACCTTGGTCTTTGCGTTCGATAGTGACGAAGTAATCGCCGGCTTCCGCGGGGCGCGTGGCAGGGTAGGGCTGCCAGGTGATTTTTGGTGTGATGGGTTTCATAAGACATTCCTTTTGGGGGTGATACGAGCTCTTTGTGATTTAATGGCTTTGCGTTCTTCGTCTGTGAAGATGTAGCGGTTTCGGTCGGATCGTGTATACCGGGCGGTCAATATGCAAATGGCGTTGATGCCTTCTTCGGGTAGGTCGTCGTACCCTTGAAACGTGCGAATGATGAGGATGTAGTTCATGAATCTGCGTAGGAGCTTTACATCAAAGTCTTCGGTAAAACCATAACGAATGGCCCATGCGACTGCGGTCTTTTCCTCTGCACGAGTCCATGACTTAAGGCGTTTATTCTTGTGATCCCATTTCATTTTGAGCTCTCCTTCGTTTTCGTAGCGTTCGGCTGCAGCTCTTCGCCGACGACCCAAACCGTGTACCGGTCAATGCCGTCCCGGCCCGTGGTCTTCACGGTCTTCAGGTAGCCCCGCACGTAAACGCCGTTCCCTTTAAACAGTTTCTCTGAGGCGTACTCAGCCAGGTGGTCGTAAACGACGGCCTGATGCCACTCGGTTTCCCATCTACTGTTGGTGCCGGCATCGACCCAGCGCGTCGTAGCGATGTTGAGCGTTGCGTAGCGCCGGCCGTCTTTTCGACTGGTGTGCGCCTGGGGGGTATGCCCGAGTACGCCTTCAATGAATACCCGGTTAACGCTTGCCATGGTGACGCCTCCGCGGATGCCGCTTCGGCCGTTGTCGGAACCACTTTGGACCGTAGTGAAGAAGTAGATCTTCGATGCGGTCGTATTGATGTTCAGTCAGAACAACCGTGTAGCAACTCGCTCCGAACCCCGGCCAAATCTCAAGCCAGTAAAGGTCGTCGTCCGGTTCTTCGTAAAGCGTGATGCATGTGTTGTCGTTGGCGGTGAAGTTGCGGGCGGTCTCGATGTCGCCAGAGGAAAAGGCTTCCCTCTTGCCGGCCGCCCACGGGCCGTACCGGCGAATGACGCGGCGGATTTCGCCGGCCGTGAATTTAATGAGTCTTTCCATGTGATCTCCAAAAGAAAAGGGCACGGGCAAACCGCCCGATTGCGGTGGCTTATCGGTGTTGTGGGCGGCAGTTCAAAAGGCGAAAAAAAATCCCGCAGGGCGCGGTGCCGTGCGGGACTAAAAAAAGGCGTAAGTCAGAACAATTCGCCAGGTGTTTTAGGGTTTATTGCGTGGACTTTGGTGATTTCATAACTCATTGAAGTTTTGTTGTTTTTTACTGTGGCAATGGGCTGTAGGTCGATTTCTACAGTAGTACCATCGGTGAACGCAACCTCAGTATTTTTTACTTGCGATAAGAAGTTGGGATCTTTCATTTTTGCGTTGTAAACGTTGCCTTCGGCGTTGACAGTCCAATTTTTATCATCAAAGCGAATCCCGACCAATGTAGCGAAAATGTGCTCCATAAGCGGGTATTTTATTGTTTCTGTATGTTGTTCTTTAAACATTTTTGCATATCCGTTTCGATCTGTTTTTAAAATCGTGTTGCCTTGGATGTCCTGCAGCTCATACTGTTCGGTTTGATTCCCTTCGGCAAGAGGGGAGAACATGTTTTTCATGGCTTTTGCCGCAGCGCCCGAGTTGTGAATATTCATAGCCAGGTTGCAGGCATTGTCACTGAAGTTGTTGAAAACGCAGTTGTTATAGACTGTTTGATGCGCAATCGTATCTACGTCTTGTCGTGTTACTTCGGTATCTTGATGCTTTTGCCGGAGCTGCATGAGAAGAACCAAACATTCCAGTGCGGTTTTGGCTGCAGAGAAAGAGTCGGTAAATAAACTGGGGACTCCGCCGACAGCCGCAATGATGTAGTCAAGCACCGCACTTACGCTTCCGGGCCTGATCTGGGAGTGCACTCTCAGGGCGGAAGTTTGTTGGGTGCCGGCCATCTGTTTGGCGATGACACTTAGGGTGTCGTTTAAACCGATAAGTGACATCCCGAATTCTCTGGCGTTGACGGAGTGATTTGATAATGCTCGTCCCTGCAGATGCAGTTTGAAGTTGAAAGTATCGGGATCCATGGCAACTCCTACGTGATGAGTGCCAAAAATGTACTCTAATTTCGAAACAAAAACACTAAACATGGTCTGCCTCTGAAAGCCCCAACCGAATCCCTCCCGCTTCCGGAAAGCCTTCGGTTGGCACTTTCACAGACTTACCGCACCGCTCACACACGTGATCTGTTTGCGCACCGGGCGGGATGTAATCCTTTGATTGCGTCCGGTACTACGGGCTATGGCTCAGAAGAGCTTCGGGGTCTGTCGTCTTTTTGGGGCTGACGGGGCCCGGGGATGAATCCTTTCCATTGCCTTCGAAAACAAAGGCAAACGAAAGGGCTCAGTCTGGTGTCGATTTCCAACCGCGCAGCGGCTTGAACTTGGCGACAAATTTGCCTTTGCATTCGAGCGTGATGCTCAGCTCCGTCGTAAAGCGCTCCAGCGCCTTCCTTTTCGCGACGGTGTCTCGCGGTGCGGTGAAGGGGTAGGAAACCAGCCGGCCGTCTTCGTAGGCTTTTGCCGTGTAGATGACTTTCTCGGTGACGCCGGGTACCGGCTTCGGCCGAACCCACGGGGACGGCAGCAAAAGCGAATGCAGCGAGGCGATGTGTTCGTCGTCGCCCTGGCCGCTCCAAAGCTGCGCACCACGGTCGGCCCAAACGCCGCGCTCCATTAAGATCGCTTCGGCCCGGCGTTCCGCGGCCGCTACGTTGGGACAGTAAAAGACTTCGCGGCGGTTGCCGGTGTTTGACTTGTCGCTGGGGTTGGCGCGGTAAATAAGCGTGAATCTCATAGTGATTTCTCCAGAATCAGTCCTTGCGCTTCAGGCGCGTGGTGAAGCTGTATTCCATGAAGTACTTTCCGAGGCAAACGAGCGCGACAGCAAGACGTTCACGGGCTTTGCGGGCGGCTTCGCCGTTCCCTTTGCCTTCGTAGCGGCTGAGGGCGTCGGCTTGCGTCATGGCATTGCCGTAGACGCTCTGGAATTCCGAGTCGGTCGCGTCAACGGCGTAGCAGAGGCGGCGATCACTGGTTGACATAAAAGTTTCCTTTTTTGGATTCCCCCGTGAGATGATTAACGGTGCAGGGCAGTGACAGGACTCTGCAATCCGTTAACCACCTCAAGGAGGAAATCGTTATGACTGATGAAGTTCAATGTTCACAAAACGCTGATGACCACCGTGCGGCCTTCAATCGTGAGGACGCTGTGCAGCTCATCATTGCCGGTATTACTGCGGGTAAGTTGGATTTTCCGTTTTCCAAGGGGCTGAATGCTGAAAGCCTTATCCAGCGTGTCCAGGACAAGCGTAAGGAGACGGAAGCCATTACTGCCCCTGATGTCTTGTTGGGGCGATTTCAGAAGGAGGCGGCTACCGAAGCTGCTCAATTGGCTCGTCTGGACGCCATCTACTTTCTCACGCTGCAGCAGACCTTGATGGACGGGCTCACGGAGAAAGAAGCCGAGCGGATCGCGCAAGTGGCCTATAACCTTTAATTGAAGGGATCGCAGAAGGTCGATCAGCTCAGTAGCGTTCTTGCCGCTGTGAAGCGCGGATTCCCAGATAGCAACGGCGGCCGCGCGATCGAGCCTCTGCGGGCGAAGGACAATGTTTCCCCAGACTGCCGCACCAATGTTGCGTTCCTCAATATCCATCCATTTTTGACACGCACGGATACTGTCTTGGCGTTTGACGGTGCAACCGTCGTTGAGAAGTTGGGCTAGGCGGTCGGCGTAACGCTTGATGTTTTTGATTTGATCCATCAGCTGGAAACAATGTTTGGATGTGAGGTGCAGCTCCAGACGAACGAGTGCGTCTTCTTTTTTCATGGCGGTCTCCCTCAAAACGGCATCGGCATCTGCGCGTTGAGATACAACCAGCACACGACCAACAACACGGCCAAAGCGCCGACTTCCTCTATTGCAGTCTTCGCCTTGCGAACCCATTCGCGCAGCGTCCGTTCCCGGCCTGTGCATTCGCGGTAGATGTTGATCGTCGGTTCGTAGAAAAGCCCGCGGATGAAATTAAGCAGCGTCATTTGTAGCTCCCCGGTTGATGTTGAATTTGTGCTTGTTGAGTTCGATCAGGCGGTCGAAAGCTCGATCGGCGTGCTGGCGCTGTTCGACGCGCAGCTCCTGCTCCAGTCGGTGCAAAACGTCACGGTCTTCGGGCGTAATGTCGTCCAGGTCGAAACACATATCCGTGAGAACCGCCTGAAGAGCGATGCAGCTCCCCTGCAGTGAGTGCAGGTAGGACGTCGTGGTGGCTTTTGCCATCTCGCGGACGCTGCTGGCGTGCTGCGTCTTGAGGATGTCAATGAATTGTTGGGTGCTTGGTGTCATGTTTGCCTCATTACTCGCTGTGTTAATAACCTAGCGTAGCATTCACAGGGCGAACAATAACACAATGTTAACGAAATGGGTAGAAAAACAGCCCGTGCTTTATAACGGACTGTTTATTCGTGAAGAGAGGCGGTATGAGGATTAGTCGATAAATGTCTTCAAGAAACGTTTAGGAACAATAGCTAATATAGGGTTAATGTCTTTGACTTCACTTTTGGACAAGATGATGTTATTGGCGTCTGAATTCACAGATTGGAGAAACAGATTTCCGTCTCTCCAGTAGAGAAAGCGCTTAACCATTACACGGCCGCTGGTGTCGTAGACAACGACCTCGTCACCGGGCTCTGGGGCCCGTGTAGGTTCTGCGATTACATATTCCCCCGGTTGAATACGGGGCATCATTGAAGTCCCTTCGCATTTGAGGGCGTAGGCGCTGGGATCGTCGCTGGGAAGGGTCAAATATCCTGAAGTCTCTTGGGGTTGATCTGTTTGAATATCAGTAAAAAAGCCATCGTCTCCAAGTTTGGCGTAGCCGATAACTGGGATTTTTCCGTTAAGGGATACTCTTGGTGCGTCGTTGGAAATTGGAGCTGCAATGCGGCCAGTTAAGTAATCAACACTTACACCGAGGACATCTGCGGCTTTAGGTAGACGATCAGCGGGGATGCCGCGAGCTTTCCAATTACCCACATACGATGGGGCCACTTCCATTGCTCGTGCGAAATCGGCATCTCGTAGCCCTTTTTCTTGGAGTAGAGAAACAATGATTCTCATCCATTGCTGCCCCGTCTTCATGCCTGCCTCCGTAGTTCAACAAGTTGTTAATAATTTTAGGTGGACGATAGATGCAAGTCGTTAACGGCGTGTTATTATCTGTTATTCCCAAAATGTGGATGATCTCATGTCTAACGATTCAAAAACTATTGACGCGCTTGGTGGGCCTGCTGCTGTAGCGAGAAAACTGGGCTATCCGTTGCCCGGTGGTGCGGCGAGAGTTTCAAACTGGAAGCGTAGGGGTATTCCTGCCAAGGTTAAATTGGAATTTCCCTGGTTGTTTATCAAAGCTGAGTTGAAACCTAAAGAACCGTGCGGAAAGTGAGTTCCGGTATGGCCTATCAGCTGACCCAGGATTGCATTGATATGACGGTAAAGATGAGCGCTTCATCTCATGCTGTGTTAGTCGTTCTTTGTCGGCACGCATCTGAGAATGGAGGTGATTGCTATCCGTCTACCGCTCTTATTGCGGAGAAAGCGCACATAAATCCACGTACGGTGATGAGTGCCGTCAAGGAACTCGAAAGAAATTCCTGGGTTAAATGTGTTCAGAAGCCGGGAAAGGCGAGGTTCTTCCTGATCAATGTTGAAAAAATCAGAAGTTGTCTAACTCCTGCAGGAATACGCACCCCTGTAGAAAACTACAGGACACCCCTGCAAGAAAGTACAGGGGGCCCCTGCAACAAACTACAGGAGTCCCCTGCAGAAAGTTACAGCCGAAGAGATCAATTAAAAGACCAAGGAAAAAAAGAAGTAGTAGTCCCCGTTCCCGCACGCGAGGAATCGGCGCTACATCCGACGATTGACGACTTCGGCATTCCGGCAGCGGCGAAGGATAAAGCTACATCAACCGAAGCTCCGGAGGCCGCAAGCCCGCAACCGTCTCGTCCGCTTCAAGGGCCTTCCTACATCGATCCCGTTCCTTTTGACGAAATCGTGGCGGCTTACAACCGGCATATGGCGCACATAGGAGGGAAGGTGAAGGCTTTGGAACCCGCGCAGACTGATGCTCTTGTGGCTTTCTGGGAGTGCTTGGTCATTGAGCTTTGGGAAACGAAGGATGATGAGTTGAGAACCCGTGCCGGTGCCCTGGAGCAAGTGGATCACTACTTCCGGCACTGTGCCGAAGACGGTTTCATCAACGGAACGGCGAAGCGAAAGCCGGAATACAAGGGTTGGATCGCCAAGTTCGACTGGCTGATCCGCGAATCGACGCTGAGGAAAATGCTTGGCGGTGGTTATGCGCCTAGCGGCGCAGGAAAGAAGGAGTGAAGGTAATGAACCCCAAACAACGAAAGTGGCCCATCACACGACATACCCGTTGCATGAGGTCTTTGCGGTGGAGAGCGAGGGCAAGGATGCTGATGCAGCTCTTGATGCACGAACCCACGCCATGGCGGGAGAAGGAAGAGGGGATGCACCTCTTTTTAGGGTTTTCCAAGGGAAGCAAATGTTTAAATCTGAGCTGGTATGCGCGGCTGTTGAAGGTTGCCGGCGGAAAGGAATGGAGGTTGAAGTGATGCGGGACGCTGAGAGGGGCTGCCGCGGAGTGTCCCACGATAGGCTATTTGCCGAATTTGGCAAGGAGTTCCTTTTGAACGACGAAGGGCGAAACCAGAAGGATGACCAGGGCGTTGATGAGTTGGGCTGTTTTCAGGGCAACGTCAACCGAGTCTTCGCCGGTGAAATCAATTTCGGCGGCTTTGGTATTCCCGTGGGCGCTGCTGTTGCCGACGGCGCGGATGGTGTTGCAGATAGCCATGATGTCCGCGGGAAGGGAAAGTGCGTTGAGCTTTTGGAAAAGCTTGGCGTCTTTGCGGTAGTCGGAAACGCCCCGCAGTTCCGCGACATGATCGGCGAGCCGCTCCAGGCTGACGCGCAGAAGGGCGCAGGCCGATCGCGGCGAAAGGTAGGTGACACGCTGAGCTTCGACGAAAAGTTCGCGGACGTTGGGCGGCATGTCTTTGTTGGGTTCGATGCCAATGGGGGTGGGGAAGATGATTTCGTCGTTCTGCCAAAACGTCATGTTGAGGCAACTTTGGCAAATGCTTACGTGAACAAGCCCACCTTTCGGGAGGCTTTTGAGGTCTTTGGAAGAGACGAAGGTATCTGTCTTCTCCAGACGGCCAAAGAGTTGGTGAGCCTGCAGTGTCGCCCAGTGCATGTGACTGGCAATGCCGCAGTGAGGGCAAGTGAAATGAGGAGTGCCGATTTTTGGAGGAATAACTGATGGCATATGAAGACCTTGTGAAACAGAGAACGCGGGCGGTCAACGGCGCTTTTGAGGCCATTGATGCCGCTCGGGGAATTCTGTCACACCTTGAGGGACTGACGTGTCAGACGGCGGACGGAAAAACGCCGGATTTAGGGGCCGTTGCCGGTCTGACGCGCGCGCTGCGGGAAAAGGTGGATCGGATTTTGGTGGGGCTGACGGAAGCGCAGCTGCCGCCGGAAGTATTTGGTGAAAGGAAGTTGAAGTGATGCGCACGTTTTTGCTGACGGTGATGGCGGCGGCCATTTACGTGACGTGGTTTCAGCTCGTACCGATGCTGATGTCCAGCGGCAACCTCTTTGAGATGGGGGTGGGTTTTGTGTTGGTGGCGGCTCCGGTGGCATGGGCCTCGGATGAGCTGTTGCGGCTTTGGAGAAAGAAAAATGAACGATGAAATGAAGCTTTGGTGCGGTGTGGGCGGTTTGGCTGTGGCGGCCTTTGCCGGCATTGGATACGCCGTATATGCGCTTACGACGGTTCAGGCGGGTTACGTGGGCGTACGCGTAAACCTTTATGCCGACAAGGGCGTTAAAAATGAGGTCGTCGGAACTGGGCGTTACTTTGTGGGCATCAATGAGCAGATGTATCGCTTTCCGACGTTCAATCAGCTCAAGAACTACGATCAGCCCTTTGCTTTTCAGTCGTCGGACGCGATGGAAATCAAGGCGCGGGTGGGCGTTGAGTACAACATCGACCCTGCGAAGGCGGCCACGATTTTCGCGACGTACCGCAAGGGGATTGAAGAAATCACGGATGTGAACCTTCGCCAGTACATCTCGGACGGTCTCATTAAGCATGCCGTGAAAATGGACATCAACGCGCTCACTCAGGGCGGAAAGACGCGGCTTCTGGAGGACGTCACGCAGGAAATTCGCTCGAAACTTGATTCCGTGGGGATTCGGGTGGTGAAGCTCTCCTGGACGGACGATCTGCAGTATCCGGAACAAGTGCGCCAGTCGATCAACGCCAAGATTGAAGCGACGCAGCGCGCTTTGTTGCGCGAGAACGAGGTGGCGCAGTCGAAGGCCGAAGCTGAAAAGCTGCGCGTGGCGGCCCGGGGTGAAGCGGATGCGCGGCTCACGCGCGCTAAGGCAGAAGCGGAAGCGATTGCGATCAAAGCGAAAGCGTTGCGCGACAACCCCAGCATCCTGCAGCTTAACGCGATTGACAAGTGGGACGGTGTGCTGCCGCAGTACATGACGGGCGGCGCTGTGGTGCCGTTTGTGCCGGTGAAGTAACGAAAGCGAAAGGGCGGCTGCGGCCGCCCTGAGTTCCGAGGATGGTGTGATGGCAGACGTTTTTGAGAAGACAAAGGACGAAGAGAAGAAGCCGGTCTATCGGTGCTGGGCGAAGGATTGCAAGCACTTCGGCAGTTGGACGCGGTATCACCGAGACACGAATGAACCGTACCATTTGTGTGAGTACCATCAGACGCTGGTCTCGGAGTACCCACGGGAGGCGCGGATTTGCTATCCGTTTGTAACGAAGCAGGCGAACCGGGCGGTTGTGCTGAAAGTAGAAACGTTGTGTTCCAAGATCGAAGAGTGGCCCTATGGCGAAGAGGCTGAAGCGGCATTCGAAGAGATGATGGCGTTGTTACCGAAGGTGCTGGATGCCCGGGACTACTCAGCCGAAAAGAACGAAGAGTTGCGGGCGATGGATATGCGTGACGTGCCAAACCGCGTAAGGGAGCGGCTTCGGATTTCGATTGTCGAACAAGCCCGCCGGATTGCTGAAGAGGTGGGACAGCTGCCGGCGGGGACGGTTCGATCGCTGCCGACGGTGGCGACGGTGAATAACTACTGCGAGAAGATCTACAAGTTACTGGGGTCGCGAGGGGCTGTATGAGACTGGATTGGGTGAGACGGCGGTTGGAAGCGTGGGCTGCCTGGGTTGAAGAGAGCAAGCGCGGCCGTGTGGCGTCGCCGAAGATTGACGGAATGCCGCACGCTGCGACGGCTGATGTTCCGGTGCCGGATGGGCATGAGGAAGAGAAACTCACGCAGCGGGCCCTGGTGGCGCTGCATAAGCTTTATCCCGGCTACAGCGAGACGATTGCGCTCATGTACGTGACCGGGCCGGCTGCGCATGTAGTCGGGGTGACGGCGCTGGCGGAATGGATTGGTGTGTCGGAATGGGTATTGTTTAAGCGGATTGAGCGCGCTGAGTCAAAATTCTCGGAAATGTTGGATAAGGTGCATGACGCGCGGGATTTGGGGCTCTGACGGGGATTTTTGAGTGTGGGGTAGATTGACAAGGTGTCCAAAAACTGACAGAATTTTTCTATGATCGGGACGAAGTTGTAAAAAGCTTCGGTTTTCGGTGAAGTGGAACCCATGCGAAAGCGTGGGTTTTTGCTTATCGGCGTGGCACAAAAAACGAGGCGGTCGGGCCTCGTTTTAACTGATTATCGGATGTTCCCGCGGTTGTTGCCGGGGTTGCTTTCTCCGCGTCGCTCGTAGTGAGAACTGTCGTTAGGTCTTGGCAGAGGCGGCGGTGTGGGGGCTTTTTGCGAAGGGCTGTTTGTCATAGTCTCAATAAGTGCTCCAAAAGAAGCAGACCGGCGGAAAAAGCGCCAAGTACTGCGGAAAAAACAAGCGCGCGGTTGATCGCGCGGGATCGAATGCCGGTTTGGCTGTATGCCTTGCGGCTGTGTTCAATGGTGTCGCTGATCGACAGAATCCAATGCTGTTTGGCGTCGGATACTTTGAAGGTTTCGTCTGAGCCGTACGCTTCGTAAAGTTGATTGCCGTAATGCGGTGTTATGGGGGCGATACTGGAATCACACAAAAGTCGAATGGATAGGATGAAGGCATAGATAGAAACCGCGGCAGACGTTATGAGGCCCGCGGTGTATGTGGCCTGTAGCATATCCATGGTTGAAAGGTGAGGCTGGTCAAACCCGATAAGGGATGCAAAAGCACCGACCAAAAGGGCACTCAGCCACAGGTATTGCTTGAGAATGCCGGTGTGGATGTTGTCCAGGTCGACTAAAAGCAGTTTGTGTTCGTCAATGGCGGCCTTGAGCGTGATGTCGAGGAAAGCGTTGTATTTTGACCAGTTTTCTTTGGTGTCAGACATGAGAAGCGCCTTTTGTTTTTTGTTGGAAAGGCTTTGCGCTGTCAGGGTGTTGCGATAGGGATGTCGCTATGTTAACGCCTGGGCGGCGCATTCAGATATGGGGGCGGCATGAGCTTTGGGGTGGCATTGTGTTGGTTGTTGATTGTTTTGTGGCCGGTGGTGGTTGATGATTAACCCATGCGAAAGCGTGGGTTTTTGCTTATCGGGAAAGACTTTCCACCGTCTTGGCCGGTGTTTGACGATTAGCCTATGGATATGTAGGGGCTCGCTTCGGCGGGCTTTTTTGTTGGTTTCGCCGCGAGGGGCGGCCGCTGCCGGCGGCGGTAAACACCGGCCCAATTTGAGGTGCTTATGCCGTTGATGACGCTTTGTAAGTTTCCGGGGTGTTGCAACCGCGTTCCGATCGGTACTCGGTTTTGTGATGCTCATCGTGTGATGGGCGAGAAACGGGACGCTGAAGCGAAAGCGAAGCGAGACGCTGCGCGGATGACTCGGTTGGGATCGGCCTCAGAACGTGGGTACACCAGTCGATGGCGGCGGGTTGCGAAGAGTTTTCTTCAAAAGCATCCGCTCTGTGCGGAATGCGAACGTCACGGTGTCATTCGCATGGCGGTTTGCGTGGATCACATTGTTCCGCACCACGGAGACTCGGCGTTGTTTTGGGATTCGTCGAACTGGCAGCCGCTCTGTCAAGAATGCCACAGTCGTAAAACGGCGGCGGAAGACGGTGGTTTCGGCAACCGGATACGCAAGGGGGAGGGCGGGTAAAAAGTTGCAGGCGAAGGCGACTGAGACCGCGCCATTCCCTAAATTTTTGTGCATCCAAAATTTCAAATTTTCACATGAAAAAAGAGGTTGATTTAAATGGGGCGAAATCCTTTGCCAAGCGAAATTAAGCGGTTGAAAGGAACGCTGCGCCCCTGCCGCGAGAACAAACTGGAGCCGCAGCCGGATACCCCGATCGGGGATCCGCCCGAATACATGTCGGATCGGGCGAAAGAGATTTGGTACAACACGGTGGGGTACATGCCGCCGGGCGTCATCACAATGTGCGACACGGCCATCCTTGAGACGTACTGCAATAACTGCGCGCTGCGGGAAGAGCTGCAGAAAAAAGTGAACGACGGCGCGGTGACGTACGGCACGAAGGTGGCTGCGGAATTTCGGGCGCTCAAAGACGTGCAGATGGCGATCATGCAGGCCGGCAGCCAGCTGGGGCTCACGCCGGCTGCGCGGCAGAAGGTGGCGCAGGGGTACGGAGACCCGACGAACAACGACGATTCGACGCTGGATCTCTTCGCTCAGTACGAAGCGATGGAGGTAGTGCATGGTCATGCGTGATTACGTCGGTATTGCCGAAAAGTACGCGCGTGACGTCATTTCTGGAAAGATCGTTGCCTGTCATTGGGTGAAACAGGCCTGCCTCCGTCAGTTGGATGACTTGGCGAACGGTGTGCCGGGATTTCAATTCAGCGTCGCCTTTGCGAGCCGCGCCTGTGTCTTCATTGAGCACCTGCGGCATATCAAGGGGGCGCTCGCCGGCACGCGGATCATTTTGGAGCCGTGGCAGATATTCATCCTGACGACGGTGTTCGGCTGGGTGGACGGTGAGAAAAAACGCCGGTTTCGACACGTCTACATTGAGGTGCCGCGCGGTAATGGTAAGTCGGCTCTGAGTTCCGGCGTGGCGCTCTACGCGCTCGCGGCAGACGGCGAAGGCGGTGCAGAGTGCTACACGTTCGCAACCACCCGTGACCAGGCCCGCATCGTGTTCGACACGTCGAAGGCGATGGTCAACATGTCGCCCGATTTGGCCCGAGAGTTCGGGCTCACGAAGCAGGCGCACTCGGTGACTGTGATGAAGACGGGTTCCGTGCTGATGCCGAAGTCGGCTGAAGGCAGCACTCTCGACGGTCTCAACACCCATATCGCAGTGATTGACGAACTTCACGCGCACAAAACGCGGGAACTTTACGACGTCGTAGTGACATCGCTTGGTAAGCGCCGGCAGCCGCTTCTCTGGGTAATTACGACGGCTGGGTTTGACAACACCGGTATCTGCTACGAAGTGCGGACGATGGTGACGCGCGTGCTCGACCGGACGGTGATTGACGACGCGCAGTTCGGGATCATCTACACGATCGATCCAGACGACGATTGGCGAACGGAGGCAGCGCTTAAGAAGGCGAATCCCAACTGGGGTGTTTCGGTGATGCCGGCCGAAGTGATGCGTCTGCAGCGGACGGCGATGGAGCTGCCGAGTTCGCAGAACAACTTCAAGACGAAGCACTTGAATGTGTGGTGCTCTGCGTCGGCGGCATGGATGGATTCGAATGCGTGGGCGGCCTGCGAAGACACCGGGCTTGATTTGGCGGACTTCGAGGGGTGCCCGTGTTGGATCGGGCTCGATCTGGCGGCGAAAAACGACATCACGGCGAAGGTGCGGCTCTTTCCGTACAAAGACGGATTCGCGGTGTTTGCCGCGTACTACCTGCCGAAGGTCTCCATCGAAAAGGCGACAAATTCGCAGTATTCAGGCTGGGAGATCGAAGGCCGCCTCACGGCAACCGATGGCGCGATGACGGACATGAAGGTGGTCGAAGAGGGACTGCGTGAAGATTTGTCACGGTTTGACGTGCAGGCAATCGGTTTTGACCCGTGGAACGCCTTGTCGCTCTCGACGTCGCTCGCCAACGACGGTGCGCCGATGGTGGAGTACCGCAACACGGTGGAAAAGTTCTCGGATCCGATGAAACGGGTTGAGGCGATGGTGCAGGGCGGCAAGCTGCGGCACGGCGACGATCCGGTGATGCGCTGGATGATGGGCAACGTCGTGGCAAAGCGAGACGCGAAGGACAACATTTTTCCGCGCAAAGAGCGGTACGAAAACAAGATTGACGGAGTGGTGGCGCTCATTATGGCCGTAGGTTTGGCCGGCGTCCCCGAAGAAAAGGGCAATTTCGAAGGAATCGAAGACCTGGAAGAGTCTTTGTTCCTGGCGTTTTAGAGGGAGTTATGTTTGTACGACGATTAGTGAACTGGGTCACTTCCTGGGGCGGCCCGTTGGGCACGGCTTCGGGACAACAGATTCCGCTGCCGCTGGCACCGATCATTGACGAGACGAAACCGGTGCCGCCGGATGCGGCGATGCAGGTTTCGGCCGTATTCGCCTGTGTGGAACTTCTGAGCCAGACGGTGAGCACGTTGCCGCTTTACGTCTACCGGGACGATGCGGACGGCGGCCGACATCCGGACAAGACGTCGCGCCTGTGGACGCTGTTGCATGATCGGCCGAACGCCTGGATGACGCCGTGTGAGTTTCTGTCGGCTATGGTGGTGAACCGGCTGCTGCGGGGTAATGCCTACGCGCAGGTGGTGCGGGATCGTGAAGGCGACTTAGTGGCCTTGGTGCCGTTGTCGCCTGACCAGATGGAGGTGAGCGTTATCGAAGGCGGTGAGGTCTACACCTACTACCAGGACGGCGTGACGACGGTGCTCGCTCCCGAGAACGTAATTCATTGGAAGGGCGTCGGCAACGGCTACATCGGGCTGTCGAAACTCGAATACATGCGGGCGTCAACGAATGAGGCCGTCAACGCGCAGGACAACGCGACGAAGCTCTTCGGGAAGAATTCGAAGCCTTCCGGGGTGCTGCAGACGGATTCGCTTTTGGACGATAAGCAGATCGCGACCGTGAAGAAACGCTTCGCCGGTATGGCGACAAATCCGGCTTCCGGGCTTTACATCGTAGACCGCGGCCTGAAGTACTCGCAGCTCTCGCTTTCGCCCGCGGACGCGCAGCTTTTGGAAAGCCGCAAATTCTCGGTTGAAGAGATCTGCCGTTGGTTCGGGGTGCCGGGGGTGTTGGTGAACATGTCCGGTCAAACGACCTGGGGCAGCGTCATTGAGCAGATCGTGGAAGGGTTCCACAAATTCACGGTGGCGCCCCTTTGTAAGCAGCTCGAACAGGCCCTTGCGCGGCGGTTGATCGGGGTGAACGACACCGGGGTCACGATCGAATTTAAGTACGAAGGATTTCTTCGAAGTACGCCGGAAAAGCGGGCGGCTTACTACTCGACGATGGTTCAAAACGGCGGCATGACCCGCAATGAAATCCGCCGGCTCGAGAACCTGCCGCCGGTGGCGGGCGGCGATGAGCTCACGGTTCAGTCGAACTTGGTACCTATCGACAAACTTGGGGAAATGGGCGGCAAACCGACGGTGGCGTCGTCGCCGAGTGACGGTACTCCTGTAAGGCAATGACAAATGCAGATGACATTTAAAAGCGTTCCGCTCTCCGGAGTGGAATTAAAGATGGACGAAAACGGCACGCGCAAGTTCAAAGGGTATGCCTCGGTGTTTAACCGTGTGGATGCCGTCGGGGACACGATCCTGTCGGGCGCTTATAAGGCAACGCTTGCAAAGTTCGGCATGCCCAAGATGTTCTTCGGGCACGACTGGGGTTTGCCGATCGGTAAGTGGACGGCGGCCTATGAGGATGAAAAGGGGTTGGTAGTCGAAGGGGAACTGACGCCGGGGAATCCTCAGTCGGATGCGGTGCTCGCGGCGCTTAAGCACGGGACGGTGGACGGGCTTTCGATCGGCTACCGCCTGAAGCCGGGCGACTTTGAAGAACGCGCCGACGGCGGTCGAACGATTAAGAACGTGAGCCGGCTCTTTGAAGTGTCGGTGGTGACGTTTCCGTGTGACGATGCAGCCCGTGTGACGGACGTGAAGTCCGAAGACATTGACGGCATCAAAACGATTCGTGATTTGGAGGGGTTCCTGCGGGATGCAGGCGGCTTCTCTAAGTCCGTGGCGACGAGTCTCGTCGCAAAAGCCAAGAAACTTTTCGCGGATCAGAGGGAGTCTGAGGCTGATGAAGAGAAGGCGAAAGCATTGTTCGAACGCATTTCCGCGTTTGAACGTTCTCTCTAAAGGAAGACAAAAATGGAATTGAAAGACGTAATGACCGCCCTCGATCGAATCGAAGGCAAGATGAAGGAAACGGCCGAATCCGACAAGGCCGAAATGAAGCGCCTCGGGGAAGAACAGGCGAAGCTCTCCCGACAACTCCTTGAACTGCAGCAGAAGGGGCTCGGGGCGACCGATAAGCCGGAAGTGAAGTCGGTGGGCGCTCAGTTTGTGGAATCGGCCAAGTTTAAGTCCTTCGCTGACGGCGCGGCCCAGAAGGCGACGGTGGAACTGAAGGAAGAAACGGCAGAAGTGAAGGAGGCTGTTGATCCAATTACGACGCCCACGGGCGGCATCGTTCAGGCGTACCGCCGCCCCGGCATTCTTGCCGGCGCGTTCCGCCCGCTCACGATTGAAAGCCTCTTTCCTACGATCAACATCGCGACGAACGCGTTCGAATACGTTCAGGAAGACGAAACGAAGTTGGTGAACAGCGCGGCCATCGTGGCCGAAGGCGCGCAGAAGCCCTTCGGTTCGACGGCCTTTGAACTGAAGACCGGTACGGTCTGCACCGTCGCACACTTGGCGCGCGTTTCCAAGCAGCTGATGGCGGACGCCCCGGCGTTGGTGGCCTACATCAACCAGCGCATGGTTTACGGCGTCGACCTCAAGGTGGAAGACGAATTGGTGACCGGCACCGGTGCCAGCCAGACGTTGAGCGGCATCCTGCATACCGGCAACTTCACGGCGCACGGCGCGAAGAAGGCGGATTTGGGGGCCAACGCCACGTTGTTCGATCTCATCCTTTTCGCGAAGTCGAAGGTCGAACAGGCCTTCTATCGCCCGAACGTGATTCTTCTCAACCCGGCGGACTGGACGTCCCTGCAGATGGTGAAGAACGCAAGCGGCGACTATTACCTCGGTCATCCGGCTTCCGTCGCACCGAAGTACCTGTGGGGCCTGCCGATTTGGACGACGCCCGCCATCACCCGCGGTCAGTTCTTGGTCGGCGACTTCACGCAGGCCGCAACGCTCTGGGCTCGCCAGGGGCTTACGGTTGAAGCGTTTGAACAGGATCAGGACAACGTCCAGAAGAACCTCGTCACGCTTCGCGCGGAACGTCGACTCGGCTTCAGCATCGAACGCACGGCTGCCGTCTGCGGCGGTGCTTTGGTGGTACCCGAGTCTTAATCGTTAAGGAGGCAGGAACAAATGCAGATTGAAATTACGAAGAACGTTCTTACGTTGATGGGCAACCTTAAGGCGGGAGACGTGCTCAACACGGATCCGAAGTTGGCACAGACGTTGCTCTCGATCGGTGCGGCCAAGGTTCGGGAAGCGGATGTTCCTGCCGCCGAGACAGCGACGGAAGTGGCTGCAGCCGCTCCGGAGGTCCCAGAACCCGTTTCCGTTGAGGAAGAACCGGCGGAAAAACCGAAGAAGGCCAAAAAGGCAGCAAAGGCGGAACCGGAATGATCGACACGAAGACGGCAGTTTCTGCGGTCACGCTCGAAGAAGCCAAGGCGCACCTGCGTGTGGATCACGGTGAGGACGATTCGTTGATCGGATCGCTCTGCCTCGCGTGCACTCAGATGGCCGAACATGAGCTGCAGCGGCCCCTCATTACCCGCGAGGGCAGTGAAGGGTACGGTAGCGAACTGGGGGATGTGCCGGCGGCAATCCGCCAGTGGATTCTCCTGCATGTGGCTTACTTTTACGAAGACCGCAGTGCGGCAGCCGAGGGGACGAAGTCCGTCATCCCGCGGCTTTCGGCACTTTTGGATCCTTTTAGGACTTGGGAATGAAATTACCGACTATCGGTGACCTGCGGCACCGCGTGAAGATCTTCGTGAGTTCGGACGTCCCGACGGACGACAACGGCTCTGCGAAGGAGTACCGCATCAAGGACGAAGTCTGGGGCGCTCTCGACGTCGTGGGCAGCGGCATTTTCTGGGGTTCTATGCAGGTTGAAGAGACGGTGACGCACCGCATCTACCTGCGTTCGATCCCGGGGCGTACGCGGCCGCAGGATTTGACGGGCGTGACGTACTTCGTTGTCAACGGAATGCGCTACCGGGCCCGCCGTACGGCGGATATCGGCGGCAAAGACCGTTTTACGGTGATTGACTGCGAACAGCTGGGGGTGTTTGATGCTGATCAGTGTCAGTGTTGACAAGGGTTTCGAGCGGATTGACTACGACCCGAAGGTGATGAAAAAAGCCCTTCGACACGTCGCCAATGATGTCCGCAAAGAAGCACGAAAGCTCATTTCCCGCAAGGCCGTGTCGCTACCGGGGACGTTTCCCGGTAAAGATACGGGTGAGATGCAGCGTTCGATCCGGATCAAGGTGTCGAAAAGCGGGTATTCGGCCGTCGTTCGGCCGACTCAGACGGACAAGATGAAGGAGTACTACCCGGCCTTTGTGGTGTACGGGCATCGGGCTCCAAACTCGGACACCGCGACGAGCCGGCGTAGCCACCGCAAGCGCTTCGGTTTCAAGGTGGCGCTACCGCGCGCAAACTTCGTGAAGGCAGCCGCCGAAAGACACCGAAAGCAGTTTGAAACGGAGATGTCGCAGGCGTTGGCTGAGGCCATCAAGGTAGGTCTTTTATGAACATTGAACCCATCATTGCTGCCGTCCGGCAGCGGGTACCGCTTTTTGGTGAGCGTGTCTTCGGCGCAGCGGATTGGAAGTCGCTTCCCGCGAAAGTGAACTCCGATGAACCTGCCGCTTACGTCATTCCGACGCGGGAAGAGGCCGGGGAACTCGAAAGCGTGAACGGCTACCGCCAGACGGTGACGAACGTCTTCTCCGTGACGGTCATCGTCGATAACTCGGCGGATGAACGCGGACAGAAGGCGCTGCGGCAGCTGGAAACGATCCAAAAAGCACTTTTTCTCGCGCTTCTCGGTTGGGATCGAAGCAACGAAACGGACGATTTCAGCCCGATCGTCTTCGAATCTGGGTATCTCACGGAACGCGATTCGGCACGCCTCATGTGGACGTTCGAATTCTCGTTTGAGTCCTATATCGGCGTTGAAGAAACGCGTCAGGGCGTGGAATTGGGGCTTCTTCCGAGCTTCTCGGGCCTTGACGTCGGGGTGGACTGCACGGATCCGTCGCAGATTAAGCACGCGCCTGACGGGCGATTGGAAGGACAAATTAAGGTGAACTTATGAGTGTTTCTTTTAACCATATTCCGAGCGGCATTCGAGTGCCGCTTTTTTATTCTGAAGTGGACAATTCGGCGGCCTTCACGCCGTCGGACAACTACCAGACGCTTTTCTTTGGGCAGATGATCGCCGCCGGTACGGCTGAGGCGGGCAAGCCCGTGACGGTCTCCTCGGCCTCCATGGCGGTGAAGTTGTTCGGTCGCGGGTCGATGTTGGCGCGCATGGTGGCGGCCTACCGCAACGTCGACACCTTCGGTCAGTTGGTCTGCATTCCGTTAAAGGACGCGACATCCGCCAAGGCGGCGACCGGCACGGTGACGATTACCGGCAAGGCCCTGGAAAGCGGCGTCATCAATCTTTATGTGGGCGGTACCCGTCTGCAGGCGGCTGTGGCAGAAGACGATGAAGCTGCTGCGATTGCGTCGGCACTTGCTGACGCCGTTGCGGTAGCGAAGGATCTGCCGGTGACGGCCGTGGCCACGGAAGGAGCAGTGACTTTCACTGCAAAGAACGCCGGTACGCTCGGTAACGACATTCGCCTGGCGCTTAACCTGCGCGGTGCAATCAACGGGGAAACGACGCCTTCCGGTGTCGGCGTCGAAGTGGTGGCTATGGCGGGCGGCACGATCGACCCGACGATTGATGCGACCGTCGTGAAGGCGATGGGGGACGAACGCTACGACTTTGTAGCGACGCCCTACTGCGATACCGCGGTGCTTGACGTGCTCGCGACGGAAATGGGGGATGATTCCGGGCGCTGGTCTTACACGCGACAGATCTACGGCCACGTTTATGCCGCCAAGCGCGGCGACGTCAATGCTCTGAAGACGTTCGGCAAGGCCCGCAACGATCAGCATTGCACGATCGTGGGCGTGGAACCCGAAATCGCGTCTCCGGTGGAAGAGGTGCTCGCGGCTTACACGGCCCGCACGTCCGTCTTTATTTCTGCGGATCCGGCGCGTCCGACGCAGACCGGGGCTTTGACGGGCATTCTCGCTGCACCGACGGAGGCGCAGTTCACGATGAACGAACGTCAGACGCTACTCGAGAACGGGATTGCGACCCTCACGACGGTGAGCGGTACGGTTCAGATCGAACGCGCGATTACGACGTATCAGAAGAACGCTATGGGCGACGCTGATGCGTCGTATCTCGACAGTGAAACGCTGCATACGTTGGCCTACATCCTGCGCCGATTGAAGTCCGTCATCACGTCGAAGTACGCGCGGCACAAGTTGGCGAACGACGGTACCCGCTACGGTGCCGGTCAGGCCATCGTGACGCCGGCCGTTATTAAGGGCGAACTCATTGCGCAGTATCGGCAGATGGAAACGGCGGGCATCGTCGAAAACACGGATCTCTTTAAGAAGTATCTCGTAGTGGAACGCAACGCCGACAATCCTAACCGGCTCGATGTGCTCTTCCCGCCGGATTTGGTCAACCAGCTGCGAATTTTTGCCGTGCTCGCGCAGTTCCGCCTGCAGTACGGTTCGGAGGATTAAAAGATGGGTAAGAAAGTTGCAGGGACCTGCTACATCAAAGTGGACGGGGAACAGCTCGAACTCCAGGGGAACTTGGAATTTCAGGCGAATAAGGTCTCGCGCGAGACGGTGAAGTCCACTGGCGGCGTCGTGGGTTTTAAGGAAACGGTCGAAACCCCGTACATCTCGGGGGACTTTTTCGTGACGGCTGATTTTCCGATGTCGAAAATCACGGAGAGCGAATCCATGACGATTACCGCGGAATGCGCCAACGGCATGGTTTACACGTTGTCCGATGCCTACCTCGTGGACAATGCGGCCTTTAAGCCTGTGGACGGCACGATGAGCCTCAAATTCGAAGGTACCAACGGAGAATTTGCATGAGCGAAGTGACGTTTGAACTCTCTACCCCGATTTACCAGGGTACGGAAGAAATCAAGACGCTGACGATCAAACGTCCGACGTTGAAGATCATCAAACTGATCGGTACGCCCTTCAAAGTGTCCGCCAAGGAGGATGAATTCGACATTCGTGCGGATCGCTTGGCGCAGTACATCTCGAAGTGTTGCGCCCTGCCGCCGTCGGTAATTGATGACATTGACGCTTACGACTACGTACAGTTGGCCGGGGTCTTTGCCGCTTTTTTCGACCGATCGCCGGCAGCAGCGACGACGAACTGACGGAAGCCGTTTTCAATACGGCTTACAACTGGCGCATGTCTCCGAAGGACGTGATGGATTTAACGCCCGAAGAACTGCGCCAGTATGCCGAACAATGGAATCGCATCCAGGGAGAACTTAAAGATGGCGGGTAACGACTTTCGCCTGACCGCGCTCTTGTCGGTGCGGGATACGATGAGTCCCGCCATTAAGGCGGTCTCGTCGCGTTGGGACGGATTCCGGAAGACCATAGATTCCACGGAGTTCCGGAATCTGCAGAAACGGCTGCGGCTCTTTAACCGCAGCCTTAAGAACACCGTCGATTCGGCGGCGGATGCCGCGATGAAAATCGCGGGCCCGTTTGCCGGGATCGCAGCGTCGCTCGGTATGGGCGTCAAGGAAGCGGTGACGGGGTTTGCGGCCGCCGGGGATGCTGTTGACAAGATGGCGTCCCGCGTGGGGCTTTCGGCGGAAACGCTACAGGAATGGTCGTTTGCGGCCAAGCACGCCGGAGCGTCGCCGGAAGCGCTCGAGAACGGGTTGAAAGACCTTTCGAAACACATGGCCGAAATCGCGTCCGGTAGCGACACGACGAGTTCGGCGGCAACGCTTTTTAAGGCGCTCGGGATTGCCGTCAAAGATGCAGGCGGCAAGATTCGCCCGGTGGTGGAGGTGTTTGAGGAGTTCGCCGACGCTATCAAGCGGAACGAGGATCCGGCGCTGCGCACTCGAATGGCAATGGCGGCCTTGGGTGAGGGCGGACGAAGCCTCATTCCGATGATGTCTGCGGGTTCCGAGGGCTTAAGGGAGATGTCGAAGCAGGCGCGCGACTTGGGTCTTGTGATGAGTTCTGAGGACGTAGCGGCTGCTGCAAATCTCACGGATCATCTCGATGACATGAGGGCTGTGTTCGGCAGTATCGGCACGACGATCGGGGCAAAATTAGCGCCGGTTGTGGTGCGGTTAGCCGATCAGTTCCGAGACCTGGTGGCCGCGAACCGTGAGGCCTTCTCGGCGCGCTTTGCTGCGGTGGCGACACAGTTTGCGGAGTCGTTCTCGCGGATTGACTTCCAAGGGATTGCCAACGCCGTCCTTACGGTGGCGGACGTGTCGATTCGGGCTTTCAACGCCGTCGGCGGCTTCAATACCGTGCTTTACGGCATGGGGGCTCTGATGGCGGGGAAGGCGGTGACGTCGGTGATTACTTTCGGCTCGAACCTTCTGACTTTAGGTCGCACGATGTGGGGGTTGGCAACTGCCGCCCGAACCGTGGGCATTGCGATGGCGGGAGCATTGGGCCCGGTGGGTTTGGTGATTGCCGGCGTGGCTACGGCGGCTGCGGTGGTTGCTGCCAATTGGGATTCGATTTGGCCGGCGGTGAAAGCCGGGGCTTCAGCGTGTGCCAATTGGGTGAGCGGTGCCTGGCACTCTATGGCGGACGGTTTGTCCGGTGTTTGGCAGACAGTGAAAGCGGGCTTTGCCGGCGCATGGAATTTCGTCACAGATTCGCTTGGGGCCAGTGTTAAAGACGGTCTCGCGAACGTCTGGACGATGATGAAGGACTTCTTCGCAGGGCTTGACTTCGCGTCGCTCATCCCGACGGGCATCCGCAAGGTGTTCGATGTGCTGCTTGGGCGGCGATCGAACGGCAGCACGACGTCGTCTGACGCTTCGGTGGCTGATACTGCCGTGACGCCGATTCTGCAGCCGATGCCGGTACCGCGACTGCAGCCTGCGGCACAAATGTCCGGGCGCATGGCGATCCAGGTGACGGCAGCCGGCGGAACGTCGGCGCAGATCACTGACGTCGCCGCGTCGGACGGGTTGTCGATTCTCGGCAGCGTCGGCCGCTCGGATCGTAGTTTTGAAGGAGATTACTGATGAGTGTGCTGACGGAACAGCTACAGAAGGCGAGTTTCCGCGGCGTGCCGTTTGAGGTGACGTCCGCGAGCCTCACGGCCGGGCGGCGCACGGTGGTGCATGAGTACCCGCAGCGTGACAAGCCCTACGTCGAAGACTTGGGTCGTGCTTCTCGGAAGCTGACGATCAAGGCTTTCGTCGTCGGTAGTGATTACCTTGCGCGGGCACAGCGCCTTTTGGCCGCGATCGAAAAACCGGGACCCGGGACGTTGGTTCATCCGTGGCTGGGAGAAATGCGGGTGACGCTTTCGGCCGTGTCGGAATTGACGTTTGATACGGCGCTGGGCGTTGCCAACATCACTTTTACAGCAACGGAGGCCGGGGAACTCGAATTCCCGTCGGCGACGGCGGATCGCACGGGGTTCGTGCTGGCTGCTGCCGATTCGCTCTCGGAGTCGACCATAAGTCGCTTTGTAGATTCGATCAGCCTGTCGCCTGTGTCGGAGTACGTGAACGCAGCGCTCTCCGGCGATCTTCTGGATGTGTTGGGCGTCGTGAGCAACGCGGACTTGGCGAAGGTCTTCGATTTGGCGGATGACGTCGCCGATCTCGCTTCGAAAGGCCTGGCGTTGATTTCGACGGATCCGCGGGTTTTTGCAGAAACCTTGGCCGGTGCGCTGGGGCTTTCCCGTTGGGCAACGACGGCGACGGCCTGGAGCCGCGTCGCAAAGCAGCTCGGACACCTTGTCGGCAATGACAGACTCTCTTCCGGAACGACGGATTGGATTGCCGCGACAAAGGAACATCGACCGATGTCGGCGGCAGTGAAAACGGCCAAACAAAACCGTGCGGCCGTCGAAACCGTCACGCGCCAGCTTCTCGCGGCTCAGGCGGTCGGCGCAGCGGCGATTGTGGGGACGGCGACAGACGTCACGGATCCGTCTTTTGGCTTTACGCTGGGCGAAAGCCTTCCGGACAATGCCGTCGTGATGCCGAAGAGCTACGACGAACTCGTCGCCGTCCGTGATGCGGTGATGGAGGTTCTAGAAGCCGAAATGCTGCGCGAGACGGATGACGTCGTCTATGCGGCGTTGGTGTCGGCCCGCACAGCGGTGTTTGAGGTGCTGACGGAGCGGGCTGAGAGTGAGTCCCGGCTGGTGACGGTGGTGCCGGCAGATGTAACGCCGGCGTTGGTGTTGGCTTACGACTGGCACGATGACGCCGGACGCGATTTTGAGATTGCTGCCCGCAACGGCGTTGTGCGAGAGGGCTTTTGCCCGGCGGTTGAAACAAGGGTGTTGTCCGAATGAGTGATGTGGTAACGGTTGTGATCGGCGGCCGGCGTTTTGCCGGCTGGAAGAGTGTTCACATTGAAGCCGGCATCGAACAAGTGGCCCGCGCGTTCGCGATGGAGGTGACAGAGACGTTCCCCGGATCCGTAAGTCTCGACACGTTTCACGCGGGGGACTTGGTGCAGGTCTATATCGGGCCGGACTTGGTGTGTACGGGGTACATTACTTCAACCCCCGTCAATTACGACGGCAAGTCAGTGAAGGTGCAGATCCAAGGGAAGTCGAAGACGGTTGACCTGGTGGATTGTTGCCCGACGTCGGCTGCGGTTGCCGCGCAGTCGGGTACATCATGGCAAGGTGTGAAGGGGAAAAGCGGCTCGGCCGTTGCCGCCCCGAAGCAGCCTGCGACGTCGTGGAAGAACCAACCGACGTCCGTCATCATGGCGGCCCTTGCCGCGCCCTACGGGGTGACGGTACGGGACGACGTGGGGATCGGCGAAAAGTTGGCCAATCACACGGTGAACCCCGGCGAAACGGTGATGGCTTCGATTAACCGCCTCATCACGAAGGACAACTTGGTGGTGACGGATGATGCGGAGGGGAACCTCGTGATCGCGGATCCGGGCGGTGCGGGGCTCTGCAGCGATGCGTTGGTTCTGGGGAAGAACGTTCTCTCGGCGGCGGCCGCGTTTGACGCGTCAAAACTTTTTTCGGACTACGTGGTGCTGGGGCAACACAAAGGAACGGATGAAGATTTTGGGGTAACGGCGGCGCAGGATAAGGGCGTCGCGAAGAACCCGGCGGTAGGGCGCTTTCGGCTCAAGGTGCTGAAGGATTCCGGACAGAGTGCAAACCTCACGTGCCGCGAGCGAGCGGCGTTTGAGCGGAACTACGACCAGGCGAAGTATTGGGCCGTCACTTATACCGTACAGGGGTGGCGACAAAATACGGGAGAGCTGTGGCCGTTAAATGCCCAGGTCGTGGTGACCGATGAGGTGCTGGGAATTCAAAATCAACTGTATTTGATTGCCAAGTTGACATTTGATCTTTCGGCGGGCGGTATGACGACGAAAATCGAATGCTGTGATTCAAATGGCTATAAGCGCGGCGGTCAAACGTCTAAGTCAAAGTCGGCGGGGAATTCGTGGCAGGGCGTTAAGTAGGTTTACGCAACTTTACGTCGCACTATGGTACAACCCAATAAGGGGAGGCGATTATGAAAAGGCGTGCTCTTTTATTGGCGTTGTTGGCAGGTTGCTCTGTGGCTGAGGCGAAACACTTGGTGTGCGATAAGGTGTTCAATGAAAGACATCGGATGTGGATTACCTCTGGGAATTGTCACTACGAACCGGGGCCAGCTCCGGAAACCGGTGGTGTGCGCACAAAAAAGCACGTCGGCGATATTGAACGGATCCAAAAATACGGTGACGGCGGTGTCCGTATTGACCGCTACGGAATGCCCGGCCATTTGGAAGAGTGGAAGGAAGTCTCGCCGGGTGAATGGAAACGGATTCAGTAATTGAACTTTCAGAGAGGAAGGGCTGCAGCGATGCAGCTCTTTTGTTATGGGGCGTTTGCAGGATTTATTCGCGCGCGGTGTGGTGCTTGCGGCCGCCGGCGCTAAAAAGATGCGGGAGTTGCAGGTGCGGCTCCTTGCGGACGAAGTGCGGGATGATCTGGAGCACGTTGAACCCTACGGCTTCACGTCGGAACCGAAGGATGACGGGAAGCCTGAGGCCTTCGCGCTCTTTTTTGACGGGGATCGATCGCACGGTGTGGTTTTTGCCGTGGCCGATCGCCGTTTTCGGATCCGGAACATGAAGCCCGGGGAGGTGGCGATTTACGACGACCTCGGCCAGAAGATCTATCTCACGCGGGGCGGAATTCGGCTGGAAACGCCGGGGACGCTGACCGGTGTTGTCGGAAAGGATACGACGCTCACGGTGGGCGGGGCGCTTTCGGCTGAAGTGTCGGGGGCGACGTCCGTTAAAACGCCGTCCGTTGAGATCGATGCTCAGACGGTACATATCACAGGGGCGCTCACGGTGGACAAACTTATTACCGGAGCCGGCGGCTTGTCGATTTCGGGCGGTTCCGGCGCGGCAGTGGCCGGCGATTTGAAGACGACGGGCGACGTGAAGGCGGGCGGCATCAGTTTGACTGGACACATTCATCCGGGAGATTCGGGAGGCACGACGGGGAAACCTCGGTGACGACAATATGGAATTAATCATCAACGGAAAGTCGGCGGACTTGTCCGATTTTGAGGCTGACGGGCTCGCGCAGGCGGTGCTGATCAGCCTTTTTTCTTGGCGGAAATCAGCCGATGACGATGGAATTCGCGCTCCCGATCGACAAGGGTGGTGGGGCGATTCCTTTGCTGCGGTAGCCGGCGATCGTATCGGCTCGCGGCTGTGGTTGCTGCAGCGCGAGAAGGTGACGGCCGATGTATTGCGCCGGGCGGAAACGTACGCCAAAGAGGCGTTGCAGTGGCTCATCGATGACAAAGTCGTGCGGCGTGCGGAGGTTTCGGCTGAACGGTATGGCATGGACGGTGCGTCGCTTTCCGTCGTGCTTTACCGGCCTGACGACACCCAAGCCATCAATGCACGGTTTCAGGATGTTTGGAGGTAGATATGGCGTTTGAGCGTCCGACATTGTCGGAAATCATTGAGCGCGTCCAGGCGGACGTCGAAAGCCGCATGGGCAAGAAAGCGATGCGCTGGTCGCTGTCGTCCGTGCTCTCGCGCGTGATTGCCGGTACGGCTCATGGGCTTTACGGCTTTATCTCGTTTGTGCTGCGGCAGTGTTTCTCCAGTACGGCAGAAGGCGCTTACCTTGAGCGCCGCGCTTCGGAGTATGCGGTCTACCGTAAGCCCGCGGCAAAAGCAGTAGGGACGGTGACGTTCACAGGTTCCGGAACGGTACCTGGGGGAACACAGCTGCAGAACGAAGAAGGGACGGTGTATGTCACGACGGCGGAGAGTGCCGGCGGTGCAGCACCGATTGAGGCGGTTGAAGCCGGTGCTTCCGGAAACAGCGTTGAAGGGATGGAGCTCACGTTTGTGAGCCCGGTGCCGGGCGTTGCCGGCACGGCAGTTGCCGGCGAGTTGGCGGGCGGCGTAGATGCTGAGGATGACGAAAGCCTGCGGGAACGACTTCTTGAGCGACAGAAGAACCCGCCCAAGGCCGGAACCAAGGCGGACTATGTGATGTGGGCCAAACAGGTGCCGGGCGTTACGCGTGCGTGGTGTGCGTCCCTGGAACAAGGAATCGGCTCTGTAACAGTGCGGTTTATGACGGACGGGCTTACTTCCGACGGTATTCCGGACGAGGTAATGATTGAACGTGTTCGGGCGCTGATTGAAGAGAACATGCCGGTGACCACTCAACTTTACGTCGTGGCCCCGATTCCGAAGGCACTTAATCTCACGCTAGACATAACACCGGATACGGCTCAAATTCGAGCAAAGGTGCAGTCGGCTGTCGAGGCTGTGATTCTTGCGGAAGCGGTACCGGGCGGCCCCGTTCTCCTTACGTCAATTGACCGTGCGGTAAGCAGTGTGTCTGATGTGAAGAGTTATCGCCTTACGACGCCCACAGATGACGTTACGACGAAGACAGGGGAAATCTTTGTCCCCGGAACCATTACGTGGGTGTAGCGATGGCGATGACAGAAAACGACTATCGGCATCAAGTTGATGCGTTGCTACCGCGCGGTCCGTTGTGGAAACCGAAAAAGGGCGGGGTAGTGGACGCAGTGCTTTATGCCCTTTCGCGAGAGGCGGCGCGTATTGATGCGCGGGCCTGTGCCGTGATTGAAGAAGCAGATCCTCGGACGTCTTATGAAGAGTTGGAACGGTGGTTTGCTGACTATGGAATTCCGTCGGAATGCCTGGCGGCGATTGCCGATCCGTCCTTGGAACAGATGCGGCAGGAGCTCCTGGCGAAGATCACCTCGAACCTCGGGCTTACCAAGGCGTTCTTTGAATCGCTCGCGGGGACGTTGGGCTTTTTGGCCGAAGTGGAAACGTATCGGGAACATAACGTCGATGACACGGTGGACTATCCGCTTTATTCGGCCGAGTGGACAACTGCAATGACGTTAGGGATCAGGGTGCACGGAGGTGCCGGAGTTGAGGAACTGAATGTGAACTGGGACGCGGATCAGCCGCTGTCCCGGTGGGGGAACTCTCTTTTGGAATGCGTGGTGCGGGCATTAGCGCCGGCGCACGTTTATGTGATTTTCTCGTATGAGGATGAATGAAATGACATACACACCTGTAAAAGGCTACTGGAAAGCAAACGCGTCGGAATCCGTTCCGGATATGAGCTCGCTTGCGTCAGCAGGGTTCCCGACTTCCGGGGATCCCCGTAAAGGGACACAGCCGACAATTGTGGGGCCGGCGTGGTACTACCTGATGGATCAGCTGCGTCTCTCGCTCATTGCTGCAGCGGGACAGGAGGTGATAACACCGCCTGATCCGGGACAGTTCTTGGATGCCCTGCGGACGTGGAAGTGGGCGCTTGACGGCAAAATGCCCGGCAAGGTGTTAGAAGCGGCAGCCATTGCGACGTCGTTGTTGGCGAACAATGCGGTGACGGCGGAGAAAATTGCGAATGGCGCGGTCGAAACGGCAAAGATCAATGATGCCGCGGTGACGCTCGCCAAAATGGCGGCGAACTCGGTGGACAATTCTAAAATCAAAGACGCCACGATTGCTTTTGCTAAGTTTGCTGCAGCAGCGATTGCTACGTCGGCGCAGGCAGCTGATAAGTCGAATGCCGAAACGATCGTCACCCCGGCTCGCATGCATGAAGTCATCAATTCGTATTTGATGCCGGCGGGGGCGATTGTTTCTTACGCGGGGGCGTCGGTCCCGAGTGGGTGGTTGCTTTGCAATGGAGCGAATGTGTCGCGCACGACGTATGCGAATCTCTTCAATGCGATTGGAACGAGGTGGGGCGCAGGCAACGGATCGACAACGTTTGCGTTGCCGGACTCCGATGGACGTGTTTTGCAGGGTGCCACGGATGCGAGTAAGGTCGGCCAGTACCTCGAAGCCGGGTTACCGAACATCACGGGATACGCAAGACTCTGCGGCAATGACGATACCTACTTCAAAAGGACGAAATCGACAAGTGGTGGTGCTTTTGCACTTTCAAGTACAGGACGCGCGGTGCATAATCATTCAAGAACCGATGGCATGGAATTAGGCGTAGATCTAATTCAATTTGATGCAAGCCAATCGGGAGCCATATATTCAGGTTCTAGTGTGCAGCCGCCCGCTTTTCAGACTTTAATAATTATCAAGGTTTGA